TACGTCACTAGGTCCATATTTTCCGCTCAAAGTTCTATCCTCCTGCCATCATTAGGCGTTTAGATCATGCGCGGTTACGCATGCTCCATTGTTGTTGCCATAAAGCGCAAAGCGTGTTATGCTGCGGCACCTCACTCAATGGCTCGGTGGCCCAAAGCGCGAGAAGGAAGACCGTTGTAAACATGGCCATGCTTTTACACCAGAGAACACGTCCATCGACGGAGACGGCGCTCAGGTGTGCAAACAATGCAAACGCGAACGAGCCCAAAAATATCGCGCACTAATCAGCTCCGACAGAACCCGCAAAACACTGTGATAGACCCGGTGCCTGTTACGTCTCCCTTAAAACTTAAATATCTGTCGCAAGTGCCAGCGACATATTTCCGCTCTGCGGCCGGCGCAGCCGTTACGTTGGCGAAGGCCACCAGATCCGCATAGGCTATGTCGTCGGCCGAGTCGCGAATCGTCCCGATGAATCCGGTGAAGTCGGTCAAGGCGGTCACATGCTGGAAACCGTAGCCGCCCGCTATCGAATTGGATTGCACGACCGTTCCGCCCGTGCCGCCCACGGTGACATTCTCAGGAATCGTGAAGGTTGTAGTTGTGACAACCGTTGCGACATACTCACCATTGATATCCGGCGTGCTTCCACTGTGGCCCGCGATCAGAACCTTCTGCGTGCTCGTTAATCCATGCGGTTCCGGTGTTGTGATAACGGTCGGGTTGGCAACCGACGAAGACGTGATGGGGATCGCGTGCTGGTTGGTATCGCTCGTGTAGTCGACCGGGGTTGATTCGGTATCCCAGTCCGCTGTCTTGGCGGCAAGTTCTTGGAGGATGACGCCGCGTTCGCGCTTTCCCGTAACCTTGTAGGTGGCGTTTACCTTCTGGAGCTCACCCCTGGTGGCCAGAACCTCATAGTCTTGCTGATAGACACCTTCGAAACCCTCGAACGCCAAACCCTTGGTTTGCCCAGAGAAGCCAACGCAAACGACTCTCGTCGTAGCCTCGGGACTGGACGGCAGATCCTTCAATGCGGCATGGCTGCGCAATGTGTTCGTGTCGAAGAACGCCCCTTCTTGCACCACCTCGGCCATCGAGACGCCTATGGGAGAGTGCTCCTCCCACTCATCGCCAAGCCCATCCGATTTGGTTTGGAGTGCCGTCACTTTATGCCGAAGCGTTTGGATCTTGTTTGCCAGCATGTCGTAACCGTCGACCAAGAAAATTGCAGACGCCGGCCCGTATTTAGCCATCTTCGTCCTCGCTTCCCTTCAGAAAGGCCTTCCTTGTTTTCTTTGTCTTTGGTACTTCACTTGTCTGCACGACAACGACAGTGCCCTTTTTGATGAGATGCTCTCGTGATTCTTCCGGCAGATCGTCGCACCAATCACCAGAGCTGATTTCCCGGAGTTTGACTTTTTTCCGTTGCTCCGGCGTCAACCTGGAAAGCCCGCCTGCCTCACGCACTATCGGGAGGCTGTTGGCATCTGGATACATGAGCCCCTTAACGGCCCGTAGTCTTTTTGACACTTTTTATCTCCCTGGTTTGGTAACCGCACTTCATGCAGGTCACCCAACCGCCCAATGTTGGGTGCATGTTTTCCTTCGGTGCACCGCACTCAGGACAAGATTGCTCTCGGGGTGACTTCGGTGTTATCGGCGTGCCTTTTGTATCGACAATCATGCGGCATCCTTCGAAATTAGAAAGTTGCAGCTCACGCGGAACCTCTTGTTTTCGTCCTTACCCATCGGGATCGGTTCTGTTTGCAACGGATTGGCGAAGTGATAGACGGTCCCGTTGATGGCCTCGGTTTGAATTTCGGCCATCTTCGAGATGATCGATTCTGCGGTGTCGAACGGCGTGTCGTGGTCGTTAGGTTCGCCCCTGACGACGATTTGGAGCGATGGATTACGCTGAGCTATTCGGGACGACCCGAGCGCCATCGTGGGCGGGCTTCCGCCAGTGCCGTAGATGACGATCAGCGTATTCGGTGTCTCAGGCATGAAACGAGAGAAGATTGTCGCGCTAGTCCCGACGCCCTCAGCAATCAGATAGGCGCGAATGTCCTCTCCGGTATCGGCCATCACGCCACCGCCTTGTTGAGATCAATTCGGTTTGCCACGCGCTTCGCCATGTGGGGCGCCGATTCCTTTATCGTTGATTCCAGAAACTTAGCCTGCCCCACATGGTGGAATGCCTCCATATCTTCGTGGACATAGACGGCATAGGGTGCAGCCGGTCCGCCGACTGAGATCGTGACTTCCCAACCTTCCCATCCCATCTCTGGTCTCGAGGTCTCGTGAGATGCCCGAAGAGCGCCCGTGTCGACAGGTGTCCGCCTCATGCTCTCTTTCCGCTCGATCTCGGCCTCCTGATAGAGCGCCTCGGAAACTTCGTGCGGAACAGCCTTCAAGATCTTCTCAAAGGTTTCCTTCAGCTCTTCGCCGCCATGAATCTCGTAATCCATCTCTCTATCCCAGATAAACCGAAAGCATGTAGGGGGCGCTTGTCGACGAATCGAAAAGCCCCTCCACATCCAAAATCGGCCCCGTTTCACTATCGGGCAGCGTGATCTTGTCCCTCGGATCAATTGGCTCGCGCCTGCCCGTCGCTCCATTCGCCGTTACGGGCCGCAGAAACGTGACCCTAGCCTTTGAAGCAACCTCCTCGCCGTTCTTGAGTCTCACCAACCTATTCTTCATCTCCACGAGTGCCGGGATCGTCACCGCGGCCGCATAGGTCGGTGCTCCGTGGGAATCAGATCCCGTCCAGGCTTCGAGTGTGACATCGCACTGAAGCTCCCCATCCTCGGTGATGGTGTTGGCAATCGAGATGCCGGTACGAACGATATCGGCGAGGCTCACTTCTTACCCTTTCTTCCTTTCCGACACTTCGGGATGTGGATGTGCTTGTACGCCTCGTAGCGCCGGTAGGCCGCCTTGGATTTGTACGTCTTGCCACCACGCCGGATCTTTTTTGCTGCCATCAAGCACGCTCCAATTCGATGGTTGATCTTGCCCGACCCCTCGGTGTGCCCCATTGATCGGGAATCAGGTGAAACACCGCATCGGGAACGACCTTCGCCATCACGCTGTCCTTGAAGGTGAGCGCCACCGGGCCAGCCTTGAGACTCGTAATGCCCTGAGTCTCGATGTCGCTGTCGCCAGCTCGATCCGTCGCAAGAAGCTGTCGCGCAAATTCCGCCGTTGCGTGCTGGAGGTCGGTCGGTATCACATCGGTGTCGATGTAATATCCGCTCCGATACCACATCCCCGTACGCGGCCAGAGAAGCGCCTGATCTTCCGTCGTTACCCAACCGTTCCAGTCGTAGAGCGCATCGAGGAGCTTGGTCGCCCAGATGATCGCCTGGATCTTCTCGTCGTTGGTGGCATCGGCCCATGTGGTGCCGGCCGCCGGCCGATCCTCGTGGTACTGATTCGCCACAGAAAGCGTGCAGTAGGCATTCGCGTTACTCGCGCCGGCAGTAGCAACCAAAGTCGATACAGCCATGGTGTTAACCGAACATCGCCGATAGGTGCAGGCTTGAATCGCCCGCATAGGTTCCGGTCGATGTCCACTTGACACGGATCCGGTCGCCCATCAGCCCGTCGACAATGGTGTTGTCTGCAAGCGTACCGTCTGTTGGTGTCGTGTCGGCCGCCAGCGCTATGTACTGGCGCACGGCCTGCACCTTCGTCGCCGCGCTCGTCGTGAAGGCGAAGCACATGATGTCGATCCAGCTCGCCCCGTCGTCGAGCGTTGTCTGTACCCACGCCTTCACGTTGGTCCCACCCGAGCCATAGGCAAAAGCCGCCTGAACGGTTAGTGTTCTGTTTCCAAGTGGCACCCAATGCACATCGCTCAACACTCCAGACCTGGCCGCCGCAAGCGTCACCGAAGGCAACAGGTCAAATTGCCGTTCCCGATGACTCACTTCGCCCCACCTTTTCGCGGTCTACCGCGCCGCGGGCGAGACTCCACCTCGGCGGGCGGCTGCTTGTCGGGAACGACCTCTTTGGCCTCGACGGGCTCGGCGGATTCCTTTTCGGGTTTTGCTTTGCCCTTCTCGGACTTTGCCTTCTCGACAAACTCCTCGTGGATCGCCGGGTCGAAGTCGCTCACGTTAACGAGACACTTGTGGCCAGATTCGCGCACGATGACCATCTTTGTCGGTTTCTTCACAAATCCTCCTTACGCGGCCTCAACGACATAGGTCATGTAGACGTTGATGTGAGTTGCGGTGTCCACTGTTCCGGTTGCGCTAATCGTGATGGCGGTATTGGCATCATTGGCGTCGAAGCTGGCACCGTTGGCCAAAAGCGTAGAGTTGGTGATTCCTGCTCTGACCAGCGCATCGTCGGTTAGGATCCCTGCCGTATTGGAAACTAGGTCGACGGTTGATGTGGATTGGACACCCTCGACCTCGACAGAGGTTGCTGTCCCGACCGCACCACCTTCTGCGGCCATGCTGCAATCAACCATCCGGTACTTGTAACCGGGCTTGGCGGCAAGAATATCGGCGCCTGCATTGACCTGGGCAATCGTAAAACGCTTTTTGACGTAGTTGACGATGTTGGGTCCAAAGACCTCTTTCGTCGCGGGATCGACGGCATAAATGATTTCGCCGGACGAGTTGAAAAACTCAAGCACGCCAGTTGTCTTGTTGTATACCGGCTTAGATCCGCCTTTACCTACTGGATATGTTCTTGCATCCATCTGGACTAACCTCCTCGCCGCTTGGGTCTTCCCAAGTCAAGCGCTGGGGGGCGGAGAAGCGACGTTAAACTCCACCCCCCTACGCAGAGATTAGCCGGCGATACGAGCCGCAAGCTCGGGCCGGATGCACTGCACGCCGTAAAGCGTGCTGAATGCGAACCGTGTCCGGTAGTGCTGTCTCGATACCTCGAGCGCTAGCGAGAGTCCGGAGACCGGATCCATGATCGCCTTCCGCTGAGCGTCGGCGATTCCGAGAGGATCCGAGGCTTCGGCCGGCCGGGCCGCCAACGCGAAAGCATCCTTCTGAAACAGGAGGTTGACCACGTGGGTCGCCTTCACGGTGATCGCTACGGCAGCGGTCGCGATCGCAACCTTGAGGCCAGGCGCGAATACGATTGTCCCGCCATCAGAGACATCGGCGTCACCGGTCGAGACAACGTATGTCTGCGAGTCGCCAGCGAACGTGATGATGTCGCCCGCGAGGATGGTTCCGGTTCCGGCCGAGGCCAGATCGACAGTCGTCACCCCAGCCGCATAGGCGCTACCGTCCGTGGTGGCGCCAACAGCCGTGCCGGCCGTATGGCTTGGGATGTTCTGGTCCATGGCCCAAAAAGCACCATAGACCCTGCCGAGCTCGCCCTCTCGCAGAGTGTCGGTGCTGCCTTTCGCGCTTGCATCCCACATGGGCCGGAGCAAGAGAGCGTTCGCTTCTGCATCCTCATCGACCACACAGTAGCGATCGTTCTTCGGCGCCAACTGTTTCGCGAGAGCCGCTCTGGCCTCCGTGAAGGCCGCGAAATCTGTGCCGAACGGCGTGGTTCCCGAAACGCCGCCCCACCCATAGACGTTCGTGTAGAGCGCCAGAATGGCTTCATCGACGTTATTGCAAAGACCGCGGATCGCCTCGGAAAGCTGAGAGTTGACAAAACCTTCGCGGGTCTCGGCAACCTCTTTGTCGTTCAGGAAAAACGCCGTCTCATACCACTGATCGAGCGTGATGGTTTTCTTGGTGGGCGTAATGCCTGCGTCGTCGGGCGGCACATAAGAAGGTGTCACGGCCGACGCGGAAATGGCGGACGGGATAGGGATCTCAATGGTCGAGCCCTTCTCGCCCGGTGCGGTGTCGTATGCCCGGTTGACATACCGAGGCATGACCGAGTATTCACGCAGAGCCATCAAGCCCTGCGCGAATATCGTATCAACAATGTTCGTGGTTGTGTTGGTGTTGGCCAATTGGGGCCTCCTTCACATAATCGTTACTGTGAATTCGGCCCCCCCGGGGCGTGGTGTTCAGGCCCACCGGACCCTTGGCCACAGCGGCTTAATGACGCGCCGCTCGCGTGGTGGTCACTCTAGGGCATACGCGGTTGCATTTTGCCCTTTGCGATATCCTCGAGATTACCGAGGAAATCCTGATCGTTGTTACGATCATACGTGGACGGATCCTTCGGGCCTCCTGGCCCGGGCTCCGCCCCGCCGCCCTTTGACGGCTTGAATAAGTGCGGGGCCTCATCTGAGAGCCCGGCGACCCATTCTTCTATCGTTAACGGCTTCGCTGGATTTTCTTTGCAGAACAAAGGCGTTTCACCATTCATCGCCAATGGCTTGCCATCATCCATCCTGAAGACCTCAAGACCACGACGCAGATAGTCCGACATCGCGCTCTCCGTTACGCCGGCCTTCAGCGCCTCCTTGGTGAGCATGGATTCGATATCTCTCTTGGCCAAAGTCTCCTTGGCCTGTTTGTTCTCTTCTTCCAGCTCTTGGAGCTTTACTTTTAACGGTGTGACGGCAATTTCTACACCTTTCTGGACCATCGTCGCCACATCGTCGCCGCCCTTAACGCCTCGTTTCTCAAGCTCGTCTATCTTGGCTTTGAGGGCTTTATGCTCTTCCGGATCGATACCATCATATTTCGCTGTCAGTTGGTCGATTTGCTTTTTGAGCCCTATGTTGTTATCGCGGAATTCGGTTAACTTGGTCAACTTGCTGTTGGCCTCGGCCAGCTCCGACGCCTTCACGTAGCCATGAGGGTCGCCCTCGAGCTTGAGATAAAACTTCCCGTCCCGCTCTTCATACTCAGAGCGAAGAGCTTCTGGCAAATCTTCGACACTAGATACAGTTGCTTTCATTCATACCATCCTTGTTTCAAAAGTTTTTGGTTGTCAAATTGCCCTCACCGTTTCTTATGATTCTGGCTCACTAATGCCATGGCACAACGGCAATTGTGTGTTAAAATACCATTAGCCCAATAAACGCCAGTAGTTGTTTGGAGATTATAAACATGGCCGCTAAAATCACGTCGCTCGACGAAAAGGATCTTGTCCGCCGCTATCTCGCCGGCACATCCGGAAAGAAGCTCGCGCTCGAACTCGGAGTTTCTGATATCGTCATCTACCGAATACTGAGAGAACACGGCACCAAAATGAGGCTGGCGGGATCGCGCCGATGTGAAGTGTCCGAAAAAGATATCGTGAGGCTTTATGTTTCTGGCCATTCTGAGAATAAGATCGCCAAGCATTTCGGAGTTGGTCGGCACGCCATTAGGACAAGACTCATCAAAAATGGTATCAAACCACGTGGTCGAAGCGAAGCCGAGCGATTGAAATGGGCAAGTATGACCTCCGAAAAACGCACCGCCCAAGTTGCCGCTGCCCATGCTGCGACCAGGGGGCGAAAGGCGACTATTGCCGAAAGATGCAAAATAGCGAAGAGCGTACAAAAGAACAAGAGAAACGTAAGCCCGACGGAGAAAGAACTGGCGGATTTGCTCATAGCACGCGGGATCGGAGTCGTTTCGCAACAAGCCATTGGTCCTTATAACTGCGATATCGGAGCCTTTCCCGTCGCCGTGGAAATCTTCGGGGGAAACTGGCACTGGAGCGGACGCCACCTGCTCAGAACACCTAAGCGATTTCGCTATATCATGAAAGCTGGCTGGAATATATTGATCGTCTACATACACTCCAGAAGATGGCCGCTCGTGGAATCGACCGCCAATCACGTAGCTTCCTACATTAAGTCCACCCGCAGAAATCCACCCATGAGGTGTGAGTATCGGGTGATTCGGGGTGACGGGGAGCTTCTTACCGCTGGCTGTGTTGATGACGAGGAGATTTCCATCATACCAACGCTCAGTCTGCGCAAGAATAGGACCACATGGTAAAACCTGAACATCGCCAGGAAAACACCTTGGGTGGAATGCCGGCGACATGAACTCGCCCCGCGCTGTCTGAAACGGTTCATCAATCGGCACCGCCTGCCCATCGAGGCCAGAGCAGATCGGGCACAACTTCTCGTCCGGTGTGACGATCACTTCCTTCATGGCTTTATCGTCGAGAAATCCGTCTCGCTTAGCTTGGCGCCAGCTCTCCTGCTGTCCCCGGTTTAGGGCCGTGATCGTCTCGGTCCTCGCAATCGTTTTCGCGCGCTCCCGGATCTTCCGCTTAACGTACCGTTCCATCAGCGTATCGACCCGCTGTATCGAGAGCCCGCTGTTGATAAGCGTCTCCCGGTACGTCATGGCCGCCTGGGCCTGGGGGGCCGTCATACCGACCATTTCTCGGATCATCCGTGCTGCGTCATAGACCGGGATGCCCTCACGGATAGAGCGCACGATGAGCGCCCGGATCGCCTG